CATTATTGGAAACTTCTTATCTTCAAACTCAAAATCAGTATAACACCTTAAAACAAAGCCTTTAACCTTAGTAAATAATTTCTTCTCAAATTCAAATGTTTGATTGTTTATTGTTTCTTTATACATAATATTTTAAATTAATTGTTATTTGTTAGAATCTTTCTTAAAGTCTGCTTGATTAAGCTCCATTAAGTTTCTTTGGGTTATTATATGCTCTGCTTTGTTAGGGTCTTCATCAATAGCATCTTTTTTAAGCTCAAACCAAGCCCTATATATTAATGGGTCTCCTATATCAGGACTTCTACCCAAATCTTCTTTAACATCAGCTTTAGGCTTTAATTGTAATTTATAATCGCTATCAACCTTCTTTTGCCTTAAAAGAGCTGTTAATTCCTCTAAAATAATATCTCTATAATCTAAGGTTTTAATTGCTATTTTATGTTCATTAATCAATTCTGCTAGTTTCCAAGCACATTGAGCCTTTAAATTAACGAAATTAGTCTTAGGAATTAACATTCCTTCTATCTTATCTCCCTTAGTCCTAGTTTCTGTTTTAGTCGCCAATGGTCTGCTATTAGCTACAAAACCTTTAACTCCAAACATTCCATCAACTACACCACCACCTACTCCGTCTTCATCAATCATTATATTACTATATGGTATTCCTTCTATTGCTGCCTTTTCTTTAGCTTTCTTTTTAGTTTCTTCTATATCTTGTTTGCTAAATTGTTCTATTTTATAGAGTTCTAAGCCATCCCAATAATTAAATGTAGTCTTATCCTTTCCTAGTCTAGCAACATCAATTACTAAATACTTTTGATTATCTTTAACAATCGTATTACTAAAACAGTCTGTTAAAGCATCATAACTGATTAAACTGTCCATTTCTTCATCATAATCCCAGTTTCCTTCAAACAATCTCTGTCTTCTAATAGTATCCTTTTCTGAGCTTAGTGTTTCTATATAATCATCAGGAAGATACTTGTTATCAGTAGCAAATGCTTGTATATACTTCCTATTTTGCTCTAATTCATTTAACTGATAAGGGTCTACAAATTCTCTTTTCATCCAACCTTTCTTAGGATTAGCAGTGATTAACATCTTCTTCTTTAATCCATATTTGTCATTCTTCCATCTACCTATACTAAGCCATAGATTGCTCTTGGCACTCTCTACTACTTCACCAGCTTCTTCTATCCATCCTCTAGTCATCTGCATACTACCAAATCTCTCAAATAAGGGGTCGCTAGGCTGTTGCTTACAGGCTTTTAAGTAAACTCTTGAACCATTGTGTAAATTGAATATATTAAGCTGTCCATCAAATTTAAAATAATCATCTGCTATTAACTTCCAGTTTTGGAATACTTCATATATAGTTGGAACTGTAAAACTTCTAAGGTCTACTAATTCTTGTCTAGCTATAAAATAATGGGTTTCAGGATATATTAAAGCATCTCCAAATATCAATGAAGCCCCTAAATAACTCTTTCCACCGCCTTTAGCTCCACCGTATAATAATTGTTCTGTTGTATTATCTATCCAATACTCTGCGGCTTTAATTTGCTTATCAATTTTAGTGTTAAATTTAATCTTCATCTTTTGATATTTCCATTCCAGTTATAGTTTCTATAGTAACCTTTCCTTTATGTTCTTTAATATCTGCTTTTGATTTAAGATAAACAGGCAACGCTATTTCTTTAACGCCTTGCCTATCATCTTTCTTTGTTAATCCAAGGTGTCCAGTAATCAAATCATTCGCTAACTCCTCTGCATTTCTTTTCTTTATTATATTCAAAGCTTCTTCTTCCATAGTCTTTCTTCCAGCACCTTCTCTTTTACCTCCAATAGGCATAATGATTAATCATTAATTGTTATCTAATCTTAGTTAATTGACAGTTGTATATTTATATGTTTTAAACTACACCACCTAAGCCTTTCTAAGCTCTTTAAATAGTAAGGGTTAACACCTATATCATTTTATCTTAAATAATATATTACTTAACTCTCTTATTTGGTTCTTTAGCATTTCTTCATTAATTCCTTCTGTTCCGTCCTTTATATGACTTTGAACATCGTTCCAGTAGTTATTAGATTTTATTACTTGTTCTTTTAAGGTCATACTATTATAAGCCTCTAATCTTTAAACTCTTTTTAACACCACGCATAACTTTATTCTTTCTTAATCTATCTATTCTAAATAAAGCATTAGGGTCTTTAACAAACTCTCTACCGTATTTACGCTTAAACTCCTTAGATGTTTTCTTCTCTACTAAGGTTTTACGCATTTCTTTAGTGGCTTTCTTTCTTCTTCTTGTTCCTTCTCTACGGACTACGGTTTTAAATGCTCCTTTTAATGTTTTTATAGGCATATAGTTATATAGTTTCTAATTCTTTACCCTCTAACATATTAATAATTATCTTTTTATTTCTTTCTATTAATTTAAGGTGGCTTTCTCCCATAAGGTCCATTCCACTTTTAATTTTATGGTCTGTTAAGAGTTCAAGATAGTATCCTGTTATCTTTATCCAGTCATCTTGAGTTAAATCTATTTTCTTGATTACTTCTTCTCTAAACATTTCAGGGGGTAAGCCGTGTTGAGTTTCAAATTCAAACATTTTTCTGCCATACTCTTCTTGTTCTTTAGTAGTATCTAATTTTATTTTAAGCAAAGTTGATAATTCCATACTATTTAATATCCCCAACCACTTATTTTCTTAATTTGGGTAAAGTTAATGTTTTTATGTTTATGTTCCTTTAAATATTCTAAGAAACTACCTCGTTTATAATCTTCATTAATCCTTATTTTTATTAAGCCCTTATTAGCACAGTTAGTGCTACAATATTTTCTTTTATTCCAATCTCTGCTTGTTTCATTATATCTTCTTATGCAAGGATTTCCACAGTATTTACAAGTTTTTGTTATATTCATATTTACCCTGTGCATAAACTATTTTGCCTATGCTAACCTTAGCTATTTATTAATATGTAATAGGGGTTGACACCTATTCCTATCGGGTGTATAATTAAGATAGATACTTATCTAATAATCTTATGAACAAATATCAACAATCTTATAGAACTAATAATCCTGTTTATTCTTTTAGGGCGATAGGTTGGAGAAGTGCTTTAATTATATTAGGTGCATGTGTTATTGTTTATTTCCTTTAAACCTTCTCACTCCTAAATATATTGATTAATTTCTTAAGGTCGCTAAAACTTTTAATGGTTCTCTTAATGGGTTTTTTCTTTTTATTCTTTTTCATCTTCTAATTTATCTTCTAAGATAACTATTTAAAATAAGAAATCCTAATACTACTGATAAAAGTGCTGCTAATTGGGGAAAGGTGCTTATTATCATAAAAAAAAACGCCAAAAATAGCGTCCACTAACTAAATATTAAGTTTATTTGTTGACAAGCCATATATTTTTAACACATTTCCCACCTCAAATAAGGTTAAGGTAGGAAAGAAAGGAGGTTCTGAATATCCACCCATTAAGGAGGAAAATGTATTAAGAATTTAAACACAAAATTGTCCAAACATTCAACCATACAAAGGGTCTAAGGCGAAGCCTATGGTAAACCAAACAGCGAGATATTTAGGCAATTCTGATTTCAAATCCTTTTAGGCGGATTGACTTACGCACAAGTTATACCCAATTATTAGAATAAAACTTTGCATCTGATTTAAGTCTACCATAAGACTTTTAAAAAGTCAAATATTGTTAAGGTTTAAGGGGGTTGCATTAATTTTAAAGGTGTGTTAAGGTATTAGTAGAGTTATAAGTTCTGGGATACAACCGTACAAACCTGCGAAGATTTCTTATATAGACTATTGGCGGGCGGATTTGTTCGCCAATTTAACTGGATTTTCCTTCGCAGGTTGCCAGTTGATGCCAATAGTTTGTATAAGATTTTTTTATGAAAAATTGGAGCATAGAAAAAGCATTCAATGCTCCTATCGGAAAACAAGGCAATACTAAAACGTAAGATGTTTTTTTATTGCTTATTAAAGGTTGTAGCATACTAGGAACTACATCAGGCTTTTATAAGATTACCAAAGCTAAACGTTGACCTCCGTGTCAATTAAGCAAAACTAGTCTTGTATCCAGCCTTTA